CTATGTTTAGGCCTTCGCAAAAACAACCCGAAGGAGACACTTGATGGTCAGAATGGCGCTGGGCGGTCTTGCAACCGCCCGTAGAGGCATAACAACACAAGAGGGCGAGGATATGGCCAACAATAAAGTACAACTAGACCGCAAGAAAGCTGACACGAACAAAGATGGTACGCTGAGCAAGTATGAAGAGTTGTCTGGCGAAGCCAAGCAACAGGCTATGGTTGATGACCCAGACCAAGACGAGAAAGTGAAGATGTATCACGGTGGTATGGCCATGATGGATGAATATGGCGAGGGCCTAATGTCCAATTATGATCCCGTATCAGGTAATCCTATTCCACTTGGCTCAAGTGCAGAAAACGTCCGAGATGATATCGATGCCAAGATCAGCACTGACGAGTATGTGCTCCCCGCGCATGTCGTAAAATGGCACGGTCTTAAGCACATCCAAATGATGCAATCCGAGGCAGAAATGGGCCTGATGTCTATGGAGATGTCCGGGCTAATCCAAGAGGTTGAAAGTGACACGCAAGAGGAACCCGATAGCGAAGGCGTTGAGGACGCCGAAGTTTCGGATGCGGGTGGTAGCGAGCAAGAAGAAGAAGAAACGCTCGAAACACCAGAAGGAAACCGAATTGAGGTGGCAGGAGTAGAAACTACCTTAATAGAACCCGAAGTAAATGAAACCGAAGACTATAAAGAAAACAAATACGGTAAGTCTACTGGATTGTTCGGCATTAAGAAGAACCCATCAGTGGCCTTCATAATGTAATCAAACGGGCCACCCGCGCAAAGCGGCCCCCAAAGGAAAATCATGGCTAAATATAGAAGAAATGACCTCGAAGAGGACAATGGATTAACCTACGCTGAAGAGATGCAAAAACAGCAATCTGTAGCGGAAACAGGCCCGGAGCCTGTGGACGCAGAAGATGCAGCGTTTAAGAAACGCTATGGAGATTTGCGGCGGCATTCTCATCAGCTTATGCAGCAAAAAGACCAACAACTAGCTCAGATGAAAACGCAGCTCGAGACAGCAGCCCGGGGGCAGATAAAGTTCCCTAAGACTGATGAAGAGATCGATAACTGGTCTAAACGATATCCAGATGTAGCTAAGATCGTGGACTCGATTGCTCAGAAAAGAGCCAACGAGGCTTTAGAACAAGGCGTTAAACGGATGGATGGTCTGCGTAAATTTGAGACCAAACTCGTCGTTAAAGAGGCTGAGCAGGTATTGATGCAAGCTCACCCAGACTTTGCTCAGATCCGCCAAGATCCTGCTTTCCATGATTGGGTGGCGATGCAGCCTCAGAATATTATTGATAGCCTTTACAAAAACAACACTGATGCCCTAGCGGCATCCAGAGCGATTGATTTGTACAAGGCTGATACTGGCAGTCGCAAGACAAGTAACTCCGCTGCTCGGGCCGTAGGCAAGAGCGTGAATATATCTCCCTCAAGTGGGAAAGCACAGTGGAGCGAAAGCCAAATTGATAAGATGTCTAATGCTGAATTTAATAAGCACGAAAAAGACATCATTAAAGCAATGCAAACCGGGAATTTTGTCTATGACATGTCCGGGGGCGCTCGATAGGTATTGCTATTATTACCAACTTATGGTATAGTAATTCTATCTAATGAGGTAATTTAATTACCTTAGTTATAAAACTAGAGCCGCTATTAGCCTACCTCTGAGTTTTATCCCTTCCAGAAGAAATCGGCACAAGTCTACCAGTACAACTCTGGCCCGTGTTCTCACGCAACCCAGCCGTAAGTACTGCCACTCGATTGTCCTCTTCGGAAATTGTTTGGGCGCGAAGCGCCCTGCCATTCCAAGGAGAATCCAAATGGCATTTAGTTCAGCAACAGGGCACGGTAACTTACCAAATGGCTCGTTCAGTAGCGTAATCTACTCAAAAAAAGTACAATCTGCCTTCAGAAAAAGTACCGTTGTCGGTGATATTACCAACAGTGATTATTTTGGCGAGATCAATGGTCAAGGCGACACAGTGAGAATTATTAAGGAGCCTGAAATTTCGGTCTCTGAGTATAAGCGCGGTACTACTGTAAACGCACAAGACCTTGATGATACAGACTTTTCTTTAGTAATCGACAAAGCAAACTACTATGCTTTTAAGATGGACGATCTAGAAGAAAATATGTCACATGTGAATTTTATTCAGCTCGCAACGGATCGTGCTGCTTATCGTTTGGCAGATAATTATGACCAAGAAGTTCTTGGTTATCTGGCTGGTTATAAGCAATCAGCAAATCATCAAACAGCAAGCGCACTTAATACCACTGCGAACGGCGATAAAGCTGTCACAACAGCTGGCTCGAATGAGTTACTTGCAAGTATGCAGCTCAAGAAAGGTGACTTCGGCAACATCACAACAAGCTCCGCTGGCGATCATTCGATCCCTCTCGCAGCACGTTTGCCGGGTGCTACTGCGCTTTCAACCGCCGTAGCTTCACCAGCGATGGTTGTCGCTCGCATGAAGCGGCTTCTAGATCAACAGCAAGTCGATACCCAAGGGCGTTTTTTGGTTGTGGACCCGGTGTTTTTAGAAATCATGGCCGATGAAGATTCCCGATTCATGAATGGGGATTTTGGTGAAAGCGGCGGTCTACGCAATGGTCTGACGATCAAGAATTTCCACGGTTTCCGGGTTTATTCTTCATCGAATCTGCCAGCGGTAGGCACTGGTTCCGGTACAACCGGAAGCAGTAATCAGAATAATAACTTTGGCGTTATAGTTGCGGGGCACGATAGTGCTGTAGCAACAGCCGAGCAGCTGTCCAAAACGGAAACTTACCGTGATCCAGACAGCTTCGCGGACCTCGTTCGGGGGCTTCACCTCTACGGTAGGAAGATTCTTCGTCCAGAAGCAATCGTAACCGCCAAATACAACGCAGCATAAGGGAGATTTACAATGGCAAACTTAGCAACTGCAGATCACGCTGCACAAGGCAACAGCGCACGGGGACGTTCCCCGTACATGGTGCAAAACACTATCGACATTGCAGCTGCAATTGTTCTCAAAGGCAGCGACTTTGCTGCCAGTGACACAATGGAAGTTTTGAATGTTCCAGCGGGAACAGTCATTCTTTCAGCGGGTATTGAGATCATGACACAGCTCGATGGTACTTGTACCCTAGACATGGGCTTCACTGGAGCATCTCCAGCTGCTGTCGATGTCTTTGTCGATGGTTTGGATTGTGTTGGGGGTGCCGTAGGCGCTTACGGCACTACACCAGCCACCGAAGCTGCCCAAGTGCAGGTAATATCTTCAAATGACACTATCGATGTTAAATTTGCAACAGAGACAGATGTCACTTTGGGCAAGCTCCGTTTTTGGGCTATCCTGATGGATATCTCAGACATGGGCTCGCACGACATGATAGCTGCCACAGCTGATCGTGACTACCTAGCTTAAATACTCTGGGGCTGGCTTAACCGCTGGCCCCATTGCCATTTCTGAAAGTCTGACATGCCCAGCACATATATTTCACTCTGCAATCAGGTTTTAAGACGCCTTAACGAAGTTGAAATCGTTGAGGCTGAGTTTACCACTGTGCGAGGCGTACAGGCGCTGGCCAAAGATGCTATAATTACAGCACAAGCCAAAATTAATCAGGCAGAATTTGAATGGCCTTTCAATGCCTCTGAGGAAACCGACATTTTGAATGTGGGTGTAGAAGAATACGTCTGGCCTACATTCTATAAAACAACCGATTGGAATAGTTTTCAAATCCAAAAATCTGATAGTCTGGGCGTTGATTTCACAACACTTAAATACATGGATAGGGACGAGTATTACCAGAACCACCGTGACACAGATCAGAATGCTGGTAGTGAGGGTCGTGGCGTACCGATGTACGTTTTCCCATCGCATGGGAATGGCTACGGAGTGACCCCTTCTCCTGATAAAGCCTACTTCATTAAATTTCGCTACTATTTAAATTACGCGGCGTTAATAAACTCATATGATCAAACTCGCATTCCAGACAGTTTTGATAGCGTTCTGGTCGATGGTGCCGTGTATCAAATGTATATGTTCAAGGACAATATGCAAGCGGCTCAAGCAGCTTTCATAGCATTTGAGAAAGGCCTAAAAGACCTACAAACTTTATATATAAATAACTACGAATACATACGAGACACGCGGGTGCGTTTCTAATGGCTGACGAAATTCAGTCATACAAGTTAATTTGCTCTGGCGGCTTAAACAGCAACGAGAACCACCTTGACCTGTCAGATAATTTCTCAGGCGAAGCTACTCGTCTGGTGAATTATGAGCCATCATTATTTGGTGGCTATCGTCGCATCGAAGGGTTCTCAAAATATGACTCCACTTACGGCGAAGTAACAGTCGCTGGTCAGACTACAGGCCAAGGCAAAGTACTTGGAATTGCAATTTTTAAGAATGACGCCACGGGCGGTGGAAATATTGTTATAGCTGCAAGGCAGGATGCAGGAGCGTCTACCTACTCCTTCTATTATTACACTGCTTTCATAGGCTGGAGAAAATATACATTAAACCACGGTGCGACTAGGTTGATGTCGGCAAATGGTCTGACTGTAGATAAAATACGCCACGTACAATTTAACTTTGGTTCTGGGAATCGGATTTGTTTCGTAGATGGAGTAAACGAGGCAATTATATTTGATGGAGTAAATTGGGAAGAACTTAAATCCTCAAATAGCGGCGGGTATACTGCAGGTAATGGCACCAATACTGGCGGGGGTAATCAGTGCCTAAATGCTCCTTCGCTCGTAGACGTATTCCAAAACCATTTGTTCCTATCAGGACACACCGCCACCGGAGCGGCTATTGCCCACTCTGCGCCTACCACCAGCGCCGACCTTGATGGCTTCTATGATTTCACCACCGCTAATGGTGCGGGGCAAATAGCAGCGGGTTTCGACGTTGTACAGATTAAACCTTTCAGAGATAATCTTTTCGTATTTGGCGAAAATGCGATTAAGAAAATTACAGTAAATCCCAATGCCGAATTTTCGCTGAGTCAGGTTACTGCAAACGTGGGCTGTGTGTCTGTTGATAGCGTCCAAGAAATTGGCGGTGACCTTATGTTCTTGGCCCCTGATGGCCTGCGACCTGTCTCTGGAACTTCTAGAATTGGCGATATCGAACTCTCATCCATTTCTAAAAAAATACAGGTAAAATTAGTCGATATTATCAAAAACGAAGACATAACTACCCTCAACAGTGTGGTGATCAGGTCTAAGTCTCAAGTCCGTTATTTTATCGGGGGTAGCTCCACAGTTGTGGGGGATAGCATTGGGATCATAGGAGGTCTTACTGAAAATTCTGGAAGTCTACAGTGGGAATTTGCTGAGATGCTTGGAATTAGAGCATCGTGCTGCACAAGCGAATATATAAGCACACAAGAACTTGTCTTGCACGGCGACCATGATGGGATTGTCTACCAACAGGAACAAGGTACTAGTTTTAACGGCTCTGATATTACGTCTGTCTACGCAACGCCTTATCTCGATTTTGGAGAGACAGAACAGCGAAAGGTTATGCGTAAATTAAATACGTTTATCCGCGCGGAAGGTCCAATGTCTTTGGATGTAGCTCTAAGCTACGATTGGGGTGATTATGAAGTTTCAGTCCCTAACGATTATGCCGCTTCAAGTGCGGGTGGGCCTACCGTCTATAAGGGACGAGATATAAAATATAACGCTACCAATGTTTTGTACGGCGGTGCGTCAAAGCCAATTATGACTACAGATATTCAAGGATCAGGTTTTGCGGTGAGAGCTACCTTTGTAGCTATAGGGCAGACTGAACCGCACTCAATCCAAGGGCTTGTCATAGAATTTAGCCTCGCAGGGAGACGTTAAAATGGTAGCTTACACAAGGCAATCCGCATCATCGATTATTAACGGATCGAATATTACCGCCGCGCCATTGAACGCTGAATTTAACAAAGTCGTAGATACTTTTAGCAACACTACGGGTCACCGACATGATGGCACGGTGGGTGAAGGTCCGGTCATTGGAATGATTGGCGATCCGGGTCTTTTGCAGCCGCTAAACAAAGTTGTAGTAGACGATACTTTTAACATGGTCAGGTTTTACATTGACGCATCTGGTGCGGGTAGCACTGTTGAACAAGTCCGAATACAGGATGGGGCTATCAGCCCAGCGTATACAAATGACGTAGACTTAGGCACCAATTCTGCGCCATTTAAAGATATATACCTGCAAGGGAATATTTCTGCTTTAGGTAATGTATCTATTGGCGGTACTTTAAATACTACTGCTTTGACCACACTATCCAGCCTAACGGTAACTAGTTCTTCAATTATGAATAGTATCACTTTGACGGGTGATCTTGGCGTATCGGGAAGCGTGGATATAAATGCCGGTACTGTTGATGGCGCGGTAATCGGTGGAGCATCAGCCCAAGCAGTTACCGGCACATTAGTGACTGCTACCACAAATTTTGCTGGGGATTTAACCGGAAACGTAACGGGCAATGCTACTGGTAATGTTACTGGAAATCTGACCGGAAACGTAACGGGCGATGTAACTGGCAACGTAACAGCAAGTTCTGGGACATCCAGCGTAAATAATCTCACGGTCAACGGCACTCTGAACATGAATGCCGGGACAACAGCCACTATCACCAATTTAACTTCGCCAAGTAACACTAACGATGCAGCCACGAAAGGCTACGTAGATACATCTCTTGCAAGTTTAGTAGATAGCGCGCCAAACACTTTAGATACCTTAAATGAATTGGCTGCTGCGCTAGGCGATGACGCTAATTTCAGCACAACAATCACAAATAGTATTGCTACCAGATTACCTCTAGCTGGTGGGACTATAACTGGCCCTATCGCCATGTCCACCAACAAGATCACAGGATTGGGTGATCCTACTGCAAATCAAGATGCGGCAAGTAAAGCCTACACAGACACGCAGCGGGATAGCCGACTTGCTCTAGCTGGCGGCACCCTGACAGGTGCGATCACGATGGGTGCTAATAAGGTCACGGCTACCTATACGCCCAGCGCAAATACTGACCTGACTAACAAAAGCTATGTCGATGGAATTTTAGGCAGTGCAACTTCAGCAGCTACGTCTTCTGCTAATGCTGCAACTAGTGCTACAAACTCTGCCACTTCTGCGACTAACTCATCCAATTCTGCGGCAGCGGCACTAGCCAGCCAGAACGCAGCCGCTGCTTCGTTTGATAGCTTTGATGACAGATATTTAGGAGCTAAATCTTCCCCGCCTTCGGTAGATAACGATGGTTCTGCGCTGCTCACTGGTGCGATCTACTGGAATACAACCTCTAATAATCTGTTTATTTGGACAGGTAGTGCGTGGAACTCCGCTGCTTTTGACGTTGGTACAGCACTTTTTGATGCAGACATTGGATCAACAGTGCAAGCCTATGATGCAACAACGCCTGTCGATCTGGGCGATTGGACAGTTACCGAGTCTGGCGGCTCTTTGTACTTCGCCACAAGCGGAACAAACAAAATGAAACTTGATGCAAGCGGCAACCTTGATGTTGTTGGCTCAGTCAACACTAACGCAACCATTAGCTAGAGGGATATCCGAAGATGGCTATTAAAGTAAGCGGTACAGAAGTTGTCAGCAACACCCGTGAATTAAAGAATATTACTAGCGTGGATGCTAGTACCCTTTCGGTCTTAAATTCAGGGATTGGTACCGAAGCGACTAGAGGAACACTCACGAAATCATTCACCTCTGGCGAGACTGCGAGCATCACCCTTTCAGCGGCGGTAAGCCCAACACCTGTTGTTTCTGCCACCAAAGAAATATCGCAAGCTGGAGTTTCCAGCAAAGGTGCGTGGGATGTAAATTCCACAGCCAGCAACTACAACCGTCTGGATAGTGCTTACAATACTACACTAACGCCTAGTTCCGAAGGTTGGGATATAACACAGGCTTCTTTTAACCAAAGTTTAAATATGAGCGCTGCGCCGTTTTCGTCTGCGGCAACGGGGGAAGAGGATTACCCTACAGGTCTTTACATTAGGTCTGACGGCCTCAAAATGTATGTTTTAGGTTTTGGGGAAGATAGGATAAACGAATTTAATCTAAGCACCGCTTGGGATATATCTTCTGCTTCTCACGCCAATAGTCTCAGCATTAGAGGCTCTGGTTCGGGCCAAGATGATACACCAGAGGATGTATTTTTCAAGCCTGATGGCACAAAAATGTATTTTGTAGGTAATGATGGCAATGATGTAAACGAATACAATCTTAGCACGGCATGGGATATCAGCACTGCCAGCTTCAATCAGACAGAATCTGTAAACAGCCAAGAAGGTAATCCGAGTGGCATTTTCTTCAAGCCTGACGGCCTCAAAATGTATATTGTTGGGAGAAGTTCAAATAAGGTACACGAATACAATCTTAGCACCGCATGGGATATTTCGACAAAATCTTTTCTTCGGAGTTTAAGTTTTGCTTTGGCAGAGGGTAATCCAAGTTCTGTATTCTTTAAACCTGACGGGTTAAAAATGCATATTACAGGTCAGGACAATGATTATGTATATGCCTATACTCTGACTACGGCGTGGGATATTTCTACGGCTGTTTCTAGCAATTCTGGTGTTAATGCTGTCACTACATTCAGTGTAGCTGCTAAAGAGACTTATCCCGAATTTTTATTCTTCAAACCTGACGGGTTAAAAATGTATGTCGGGGGTACTGCTTCTCATTCAATACATGAGTATAATTTACCCGTTTCTAAAAGTATACTTGTTCTAGGCACAGGCTCTTTCGCAGCCGCAGACATAGGAAAAACAATCGCAGGCAACGGCGGCGTTGCGGGATTGACCGCTGCTGACGGCTCCTACGTTGCACCTACAGCGTTTACGGATAGCAGCACTATTGCCGCTGGTAGTTGGTCTATGAACGCCGTTACGATTAACGCCACAAATGGCCTTGAGATGAGCAACGTATCTGTGAATGCATGGGATGTTTCCACGGCAGTCTATGGTCAAAACTTCTCAGTGTCTGGTCAAGATGGGAGTCCACGAGGTATCTCCTTCAAGCCAGACGGCACCAAAATGTACATAGTTGGGTATTCTGGAGAAGACGTAAATGAGTATAACTTAGGCACTGCATGGGATGTTTCCACGGCAGTCTATGGTCAAAACTTCTCAGTGACTGGTCAAGATGACACTCCAGCCGGTATCTTCTTCAAACCTGACGGACTAAAAATGTACATTGTTGGGGATTCTGGCAATGACGTAAACGAATATAACTTATCGACGGCTTGGGATATTTCCACTTCAGTCTACAGCCAAAACTTTAGTGTATCTGGCCAAGACACGAATCCAGCCGGTATCTTCTTCAAACCTGACGGACTAAAAATGTACATTGCTGGGGCTAATGGCAATAACGTAAATGAATACAATCTAAGTACAGCATGGGACATATCTACGTCAGTCTACAATCAGAACTTTAGTGTTAGTTCGCAAGAAAGTTATCCACTAGGTGTCTCCTTCAAACCTGACGGCACCAAAATGTATATTTTTGGGGAAACGGGAGATGACGTAAACGAATATAACGTAGGCACAGCATGGGATATTTCCACTTCAGTCTACGTCCAAAACTTTAGTGTAGCTGGTCAAGATTCATCCCCAAGTGGCATTTTCTTCAAGCCTGACGGCCTCAAAATGTATATTGTTGGGAGAAGTTCAGATAAGGTACACGAATACGGCATGGGCAGCTTTGTATCTTCTACTGGCTACGCCGCATCCATCACCAACTCTGGTGGTCAGATAGACAGCGCCTTTTGGACTGACATCAACAGTATGACCACAGACGAAATCTCTGGAGCTGGTGCAGTCCATTATGCTGTGTCCACAGACAACCACACAACTTGGTCGGTTATCAAAAATGGCAGCGGTGTACGTCCGATTGTGAGAAACAACAGCGGTACATGGCAATACAATAGTGCTGTTGATCTTGTGGGTTGGGATATTTCTTCTGCATCCTTCCTTCAGAACTTTAGTGTATCTGCCCAAGAGGCTACTCCAAACGGCCTATTCTTTAAGCCTGATGGCACTAAAATGTATGTTATTGGATATAGTGGTGATGACGTAAACGAATACAATCTTAGCACCGCTTGGGATATTTCCACGTCAGTCTATGGTCAAAACTTTAGTGTAGCTGGTGAAGATAACCAACCAAAAAGTATCTTCTTTAAACCTGATGGTCTTAAAATGTATGTTATAGGAGGTAATGGGCGTAGGGTACACGAATACAATCTTAGCACAGCATGGGATGTTTCCACTGCCTCTAATACCCAGAACTTCAGTGTTTACTCTCAGGAAAGCGAGCCAAACGGCCTATTCTTTAAGCCTGATGGCACTAAAATGTATATTTCTGGGTACTCTGGAGATGACGTAAATGAGTATAACGTAAGCACCGCTTGGGATATTTCTACAGCATCCTTCCTTCAGAACTTTAGTGTAGCTAGTCAAGAGACGGTTCCAAATGGTATCTTCTTTAAGCCTGATGGCACTAAAATGTATGTTGTTGGAGCAAATGGAGATGCTGTATATGAATATAACCTAAGCACTGCTTGGAATGTTTCCACTTCAGTCTACCTCCAAAACTTTAGTGTAGCTGCTCAAGAAAGCTATCCAGCAAATATCTTCTTTAAACCTGATGGCCTTAAAATGTACCTCATTGGGTTTAATGGAGGTGGCGTACAAGAATACGACACCAGAGCTGAGGACTACATCACATCTGCTACATGGACATCAGCTACAACAAACTCTGAGCTATATGCCCTGCAACAAGCACTGACTAATATCTCCATTAACCGCATGGACAAAGCCCAGCTACAAGCTATTACAGACACTAATCACTACACTTTAGGTGACAGCTTAGACTTGATGATTGGCTTTTATTTAGCATCATCCAACTCAAGTGTTCCATCGTCGGATGGCGTTTCAATCAACTACGATGCAACCGCTTTAAACCAAGGCGCAGTTTTGGGAACTGACTACAATTATGACTTCCCAGACAGCACAACAGTGAGGGTTACTTCCAGCGCAGCACAGAACTTAAAAGTGCGGGTGGTTTAATTATTTAAGGATTTAAGGAGCCCGACGAGGTTCACAGAAGGAGTTTTAAAATGGCACAACTAACGGACCTTGAGACGGCATTGGGGGCGATTGGGACGAAAGAGGAGACCTATGATTTAAGCGGCTTTGCGGAGAACCCTTGGAAAATGGGAAAAGACGGTATTCCCGTGCTGCGACACATCACTGGATTAGAACCGTTTGATGCCGCTGGGGTAGCACAATACGACTTAAATGCAGATGGAGTAGTAGATCAGGTAGATTTGGAAGCTGGTATGCAGTTTGGCGTTGGCATAGACCCAAACGTAGCAAACACAGGCCTCTACAAGGAGTTTGTAGACCAAAATCAAAATCTTACTACTCAGTTTGCTGATCAAAATACAAACCTTACTAATCAGTTTGGCGACTTAAATACTCGCTTTGATACTGTTGACACAGACGTGGGGGATAACCTCACCGCTATAACTGACGTAAGTGATCAGGTTACTGGCGTACAGACTACTGCAGATACTATCGACACAAATACCAAAGGGCTAGGGCAGGGTATTTCTGATTTATCAACGGCACAAACAAGTCGTTTTGATACTCTTGATACAGGATTTGTGGATGCGAAAGACCAACTTACAACTACTCAAACTAATGTATTAGATGGTCAAAAGGATCTTGATGATGCTCTGACCACGATGAGTAGCAATAATGACATTAGCTCTACATCAATATTAGACAATCAGACTACTATGCAAGAAGGTCAGGATGGTTTCGTCAGTAATTTTGATGACTATGTGGCAAGATACGGCGAGGATGTTAGTCTAGCTAATAAATTTAGAACAGACCTTGAACAGGCGCAGACTGATGCCTTTGGTCAAATTCGTAATGACGTAAGTGGATTTGCCAACTCAGTGAGTAATGATAACTTTGCTATCAATAATGCACTCAATAGCACATCGTCTGCACCAGCAAACATCCTTGGAGTAAATTCCACGTTTGGTACTGGCGATACCGATACTGATACAGCAACGAGCGGAGCAGCCGCCCCTCCGGGTTTTAACGCTCAGAATGGCACATTGGGAGCCAAGTCAAGAGAATTGGCGAATATGGTTTCTCAAGTTCAAAGTTTAAATCCTACCCAGCGTCAGGACTTGCGGTCTGTTATCTCTGCGTTTGATCCTCAAGGTAACCTAGTGCGATCATCCTTTAGAAAAAACGGAATAACTACGATACGGGCTATCGATTCCAACGGAAATCTAATTATGAGAGACTTTGAACCTTCTGGTCGTGAGGTAGCTAATAAAGTCCTGAGCATACCAGACCAGTTAGCCTTCTTAGGGCAATACGGCACTTTACCAAAAGCAAACGTGGGCATGGGCAATCTCAGCCCGTCAGTAAACACAAATTATTCGGGGTACGTTTCTCCGTACACACAAACAGGGTAAAATATGCATCCACAAGCAATCTCCGCCCAAGGCATCAATCTAGTTAAAAAGTTTGAGGGTCTGCACCGAGTGCAGCCCGATGGCATGGTTTCGAGTTACCGCTGCCCTGCAAACCGCTATACATGCGGATTTGGGGCCACTAGAGGCGTCAGATCAGGAACTAAATGGACTAAAGAGTACTGCGAGCAGCGGCTTATAGAAGATCTCAATGAGCACGGCAAAGCTGTTAAACGCCTCGTTAATGTCCCTCTATCTCAATACCAATATGACGCTCTCACGTCTTTCGTTTTTAACCTCGGCCAAGGGGCCTTCAAAAGCTCCACCCTCCTAAAAAAGCTCAATCAAGGGCTATACGATGAAGTCCCAGAGCAGCTGATGCGCTGGAACAAAGCTAGGGTAGATGGAAAGCTTACTCCACTAAACGGCCTCACCCGGAGACGTTCAGCAGAGGCTTCTTTGTTCTCCTCAGATGCTGCTCTGCCCTCTGACGAGGGCGGCTCAGAAATGCCTCAAAAGGTATCTGCAGCTGCGCCTAAATCCTTAGCTAAGTCTAAAACAATGGCTGGCGCAGGTATTGCTGGAGCTGCCACTGCTATGAACGAAATCTCAGGTCAGCTGCAGGGACTACTGCCATATGCGGATAGCTTAAAAGTACTGTTCTTAGTCTGCGCTATAGGCGGCATAGGCCTCGCCGCATACGCCCGATTTAAGGATCACTCAGACGGGGTCCACTGATGTTTATTTTTGGTAAAATAAAAACCTACCTTATCGCTACTTTAGCCCTCGCCCTACCTATTATTTACGTCATGGGCAGAGTTAGAGGACGGGCTGCAGAGAAGACTAAAGTGCTGGAGGACGATCTTCAAGCACAAAAGAAAACCACCAATTTTTACAAGGCGATGTCTGAACATGAAGACGATGCTCTTACTGATCGTAAGTCTGTCACTGAGCGGTTGCGCTCAAACGGTTTATAGAACTCAGCTTGAAATATACTGCCCACAATTGAAGCAGTATTCTGAGGCATTTAACAACAATCTAGCCGATGAAATCGAAAGCCTACCGCCTGACAATCAGGCGATTGAAGAAGCAATCGGAAACTATGTTTATTTGCGTGACCGGATACGGCGCTGCCATGCAGAAAGGGATACAATCTAATGGGCTTATGGTCAGAAACTTTTGGCAATGGTAACAGTTTTACAGAAAGTGCTGCAAATACATTTACTCCGAAGGACGGGGCTTCCTACGTCTCTGGAACACTTACCTATGATGATGGCGCTAAGGCAGGTGAAA